CTACTCTCTAATAATAAGAATGAAGGTGGAACTCCATTATGTAACCTAATCTCTCCATTTGTTACAAATTCTATTCTCGCCTCTACAACACCAGCAACAGGTACTGATATTGCAACATTAGTTACTACACAAGAAGACTGATACCAAACACTATTAACATTCTGCGTTGGATCATGATATACATAAAATCTACCTTCAAAGTCTGATCCCTGTTGCATACGCACTAACAGTTGACTTAGGTAAACAGGAAATTCTGGACTTGCAAAATCCTCTGTATCTAACTGAAAATTTCTATGCTGCCATATTGTCTGTATTGTTCCCTGCCCAGATATAAGTCCATTTTCATATTGCTTGCGAAATTCACCACCTAGATTTGTTACGTCAATAGTGTCTCTGGAAGTAGTTATTTCAAATTCAGTGATCTTAGCTAACGGTCTAAATCTTGTATTTCTTGTTCTAATTAAAATATCTTTTTTTGATGAAGGTGCTGTAAGAGTTAACGCTCCAGATACTTCTCCTGCCAAGGCAGATGCGAACGTGTCATATAATTTTATACCGCCCATATCATCTATGTGCATGTATTTACGAAGATCAGGAAAACTGTGACCAGAGAGTAATTCTAAGTTACTGCCATCAATAGTCTCTATTTCTATCTGATCTCCTGTTATTAATGAACCTACTGCTTTTTCTACAGAAAATCTTTTCTTTGTCGTATTTACATCAGCAGGATCTAATGATGTCTCTAAATCTGAATTTAAAGAATCACGTTTTAGCTCTATAAAACCTGTAGATCCAAAATATATAGGCATTAGTATCTACTGTCTACAGGAATACCATCTCCTTCAAAATTAACATCTGCTGCCATTATTTCTCCTACGGAATTTGTCATAGAGATAGAAGTTATAACGGCTTTTAATTCTATAAAATGTTTTGAATCAACATGTAATCTAAATCTTACTTTTGTTCTTTCACGAGATAAAGGTGTATTACCTGATCTCGGTAAAGCAGCTTGTAAAATTTCAGAAGATAAACGACCTGAATTATGCGAGGCATTAGTACTTTCTGCATAATAATAAATACTACAAGAACCAGTAACGCTTGATATACCAGGAATTATAGTTCGATCAAAGTCACCTAAAGAAACCGTTTCTAATACAGCCGTGTTTAAAGTAAAAGACCAAGATCTAACTTTTGCTACCTCATCTGTGCTTCCAATTCCACTGTTTTCTCCATCGACAAATAACTTACCGTCTTGTCCTGAGTAATACTTTGCCATCTGTTTAAATCAATTTTAAATTCATTCTAATCCCCATCAAGGCATGCGACAAATTTACATTGCACATTTGAAATGCCAGGTCTTACACTTGTAACTGTAGGAGGACCATCAAATCTATATCTTAATTTATAGCCATTTTTATCTTGTTGAGCTACTCTTTCTCGCAAATCTGCTTTTGCAATACCAGCTAAAGCATCTTTATCAGCGAATGAGAAATCTATATAATCATAAACACTATTAACAGTGTCATATAAATCTAAAATTTCATTTGCCTGTGAATCTGTGATATTAGAAAAACCTAAAGACAATTTTGCATCTGTCTTCTTGTTACCATATCTGATAACACTCTTAGCACCATTTTGTGCAACAAACTCTGTCTGCGGATACGATCCAGGGGTATAACTTCTAGACGCTGGTTTAATATCAGGAAAAAGACGTGCAGTAGCCATAATTAGGAACTTAAATTGTCAAGTGAAATAATACTTCTATCATCATATTTAATTATTGCAAGTGTACCATCTTCATTTAAAGGAGCATGACTTCCAGCAATATTAATTAACCCATCTTCTGCATAAGATATAGATTCTATTTTATAAACACGATCTGATATCGCATTATCAGGAACGGTAAAGACACAACCTCTAAATTTTGAAGCAGCTTTACCATTTGTTATTTTTATTGGAACAATAGGTGAAACAGAAGTATCTCCAGGCTTCCAAAACATTATTCCTGTGTCATTTGTTACGTTAACTTGTGACTGAATTTCACCATCTTCTGTTATTACTCCATTAGCAAAACGATTGGTATGGGTAGCTTCTGAATGTAATCTTATATAGTCTCCAGGTGCTAGGTGCATTGCTGCCTGTGGTGTTGTATCAAACGTAATTCCATGATCTATTTTATTTCTTACCTGTAAGGCATAGTCTAAAAATTTTTGAGCATGTGATCTACTTGTGCAAAAAGTTGACATCTCAAAACTTTCACGAGGATTATTATCAAGAGTAGAACTTAATCTTCTACCTACGACTTTTGTCTCAGGAAATCCATTTTCTCTTTCATGTCTATATGTAGCAAAACCTATAAAATCTTGTCTTTCCTCTGCACTTAAAAAACTAACCTGTAAATTTTTTGTATTACCATCGGTAAATAAAGCTTTTATAGCAGGTTTCTGTTCTTTGTCTATAACAAACGTATCTTTGTTAAAAGGTACAGAAGGAAATAATGAAAATCTACCTCCTAATATAGTGAAATCTAATAAACAATATTGTGCGTTTTGAAAAATAAACTCTCTTAAGTTCTTTTCTTCAACTATTACACCATCCCAAAAAAGATTATTAGCTTTGCAAAATTGTGAGGCTATTTTCATTCTTCCTTTATCAACAGATCTTACTCCAATTAAATCGCCCGCACCAATCAAAGGATCAGTCAATAAAGCAAAAACAATATCTGGAAATAAGTTACTTGGTCCTATAGTGTCATCTATAAGATTTTTTATACTTAATCCTTCCTTAAAGTATGCAGATAATTGACTAAAACTTGCAAACTCCTTACTACTGTTAATTCTTATACCTGCTAAAGATAAGTCTTTATAATTCATAAATTCCCCATCTGTTAAAGAGCCATTACCTTTTACCTGTTCATTTACATAAACAATCTCATGTTCTGGTTCTTCCATGTGACTTGGAACTTCTGCTTCAAAACTAATGAAATCAGCAATAGCACCATAGGGTAATATGTTTTTATTTTTTACTGCATCACCCTTTGCATTATCAGGCCAAGGATCTGTAACAAATTCCTGACTTACTACAAAAACTTGAACATTATCAAGACCTGCAAAAGTTTGTCCTCCACCAGATACAGCAGGAATATTTACAGTAGATTCAAATGTATATCCCGATCCAGCCGCTGTTATGAACCATAAAGCACCTCCAGAATTAAAAAGTTGTATAGTGATTTTTGCTCCCGATCCATTACCTGTATTATCTACTAATTCAATGTCTTTAACAGTATGAACAATTTTTGAATCAAAAGGTAATAAATTTTGTCTTTGAATTTTAAAAATGCTAATTGTATGAAATTCTTCATCGCCATCCTCAATAAAAGCACCAGCTTTATAACGTACAGAATCTGAATCGTAATAAATAATTTCTTCTAAAGGAGTTCTAGTTTTAGCAGATACTGTAGCTAATAATTCACCGTCATAATAAAAGTGATAAATACTATGTCTTCCTCCATCAAAAACTGGCGTAACTTTTACAACGAAATATGTTTGAAATTCAAATCTATCATCTGTTGTTGTCCATTCTCCTACATTATCGTCAGTAAATCCAACTCTATCAATTGCTAAACCTGTTATTTTAGTACCTGTCTGTGGTACTGTTCCTAAAAACCATTCACTATTAGAAACATCACCACCAGTAAGTGTTAAATTAAATCCTGTATATCTAATACTAAATTCATCCTTAGTATCTTGCTGTAAAGGTGCATTGGCTCTTAAAAGTCTTATTTGATTATTACCGTTGTCAATATAATTCCTCTTTATTTCATTACCAGGATAAGGTACAAATCTAAATTCATATTGACTCTTTGGATGACTTATTCTTATGAAGTTATATTGAAACTGTGGTGTTCTACCTTTAATTGCAAACGGTTTGCCATTATCAATAGTAATAAAATCATTATTAGTGTCAGCCTTTCTTGCCTGTAATCTGAAGAAACTATATCTGGAAACATACTTATTTAACGGGCCAAGACTGATATTACCATTATCATCTTGATATGTTTTTAAAGTTCCAGATGGATTTGAATAACTAAAACCTCCTGGATGACTATTTACATTTGGAAACCCAGTAATCTGTTTAAATACTTTAGACTTCAAACCTATTTCTGTAACATCACAATCTCTGTTATTACTAACTGAAGCGACAGCTACTCGTTGTAAAGTATTTACTTGCCAAGGAGGGTTAGTCAACCTAAAACCGTTAGAACTTCCTCTCATATCAATTCTAGAGTCAGCATCTGGTCCTATATCTATAATTCTGAAATCAAAATCTTTATAAGTTCCCTCTGCCCATAATCTGTCCTGTTGAATTTTCGTACAAATGGCTAAAGAAGATCCAATAAGGTATGATTCTCCAATTGAAATA